ATCCCTCAGGTTTTGTCTATTGGTCAGACGTCTTATGCAGTCCACGAGCACGATGGACTCGAGAGTTCGGACTACGATCTGAGGTGTGACGCAGTCCGTACGGAGCGCATGGCCCTCCTGGTTGCAAGTGGGATCAACATGCTGATCGCTGCAGCAAGTATGGGACTGAAGATAGACAAAGTAAGGAACTGGAATGCGCGGGGCCGGCGAGACATTGCCGAGGGCAAAGACACGCCCTTCGCCCGATGGTGGAGTGCCATGCTCGTGGCCAAAGCCAGCTGCGAAGCCAACTGGGTTTCGCGCCTGAACGAGGGAGCGGTCACGGACTGGCGAGCTGCCGCGTTCATGCTCGAACGTCGTTTCCATGTGCGATGGGCCAACCGCCCGGCCCTCAATAAGACGGTCGAAGCCTCGGAAGTGGCGGGCAAGAGTGCTCAAGAACTCTTGATCATGCTCCAAGCCATGAAGGAAGGAAGGTCCCTTTCCGCTGACACGTCCGGCGTACCCAAGCCCTACGAACCCCCGCGGGACAGGTTGGGGCGAAACATGGAGTTCGCGGGGATCAAGGATGAAGATGAATAATACCACCATTGGCACTTCGATGACCAAGCTTTCCCGAGTCGTGTTTGCGATGCCCGTACAAGACCCCTCCGCCCAGGGCTTGTTTGAGCGTCGAGACTTCCGGTCAGACAATGCCCGCGTGACCCTGGAGAGGTCCGAAGACGGTACTATCTACATCACCTCCATCACGGGTGCCCAAGTGGTAGCGTCGGGTATCCCCTATTGGTGTAACCCGATGCGGGAAGAGGCGTGTGCGCAAACAGGGACAGTAAAGGAAGTCCCTAAAAAGGAACAAGACCGGCCCCAGTCAGGAACCCTCCTCCCTGTCACCCAGTCCCAAGCTCATCCCATGGAAAGGAAGAGCAAGAGGTGGAATGTCTAAACTCATCGGAACGGATTTCGCCGAGCGCTGCCGCCAGGTGGGTGAACAACTCGAGGCCGACAACGAGCAACGCCTGAACCGCCAGGCTCAGGCTTCACATGAGTATGAAGGAAACCACGTCTACTACCTGGTCGTGTCCCCCTTGGGCGAGGACGTGATGGTGTCCTCCATAGAAGACTTCCCGCTATTAGGACGGCTCCGAGCGGCAGGCCGAAACTATGACGTGGCCTGTACCAATCTACGTCTCCTCTACGCCCATCGCCTGACCAAGTTCAAGTTGCTACCAGACCTGGACACGGCCCGTGCGTATGCAGCCAAGTGCATATTTAGGGTCAGTCAGTAGCCACGACCGAGGCTTTCCAGCCCGATCGGCGAAAGTATTCTTGTAGATCGATGCGTGTCTTCCCTACGGCCCAGCGCAAGATGGGGGCCGCGTACACGCATCGCTCCTCGCCGTCTTCGCAGCGTTCGACTTCCAGCCCTGCCACGAAGTGCGGTGCGACTACCCGGACAAGCATGGGTTGGCCTTGTTGACGGCACGGACCACCCGGCGCTTGGCCCTCTGTTCGATCGCCGCGTCGTGCGCCTGCCACTTGGGCGAGTAGGTCGCTTCGAGCGAGTGGGAGAGTTCCACGTAGCGCTGCCACAGGAGTGCCCGCTCGTAGGGGTTGTCGATTGCGCGCCGCATCTTCTTGCGCAGTGCCCGCATCTCGCCCCAATGGTCGTGTTCGCTCTTCATTCCTTGGGTCTAGGGCAACCAATAGCGGAGGTCGAGCACCCTTCGCTCAATGGCCCCCCGCACGAGTAAGCGCCCTACGCCTCCCTCGACACTCAAGGTACACGTACCTGAGAAGATCGGGAAGAAGCCCAAGGAGGACAAACACCTTCCGAAGGTCCAGAAGAAGTCTGGGAGCCGATACACCGAGTCAGGGGCCGCCACGCCTTGGTACCTGCTGGAGGGCAAGGAGGCCGCGGACGCTCTCTTCTCTCGGGTGAACGGGCTGCGCCTCGTTCAACTGACAGCTTACCGGCGAGAAGTCCTGGAGAACATGCGCCTGTACGCGGGCTCCATGAACGTGAATGGTACCCGCAACACGTTGTTCGGCAAGCAGCTCCGCTACAACTTGATCAAGAGCATCACGGACACGGGCGCGTCCATGATGAGTGCGGCCCGGACCCTTCCGTTCTGCCAGACCAGGGGCGCGAACTGGAAGCTCCGCAGGAAAGTATTATTGAGGAACCAGGCGATCCAGCAACAGGTGCAGGCGATCGGTCTGTTCGAAGAGGTGGACAAGGCCATCATCGATGCGTTGGTGTGTCGCCTCGGGGCAGTCAAGTTCTTCGAGGACTCGGATACCGAGGGGGCCATGACCGCTTGCGAGCGGGTCCTTCCCCTCTCCCTGATTTGGGACCCTCAGGCTGCGGTCACGGGGGAGATAAGGGAGCTCCACCATATCGCGCCCTACAACCGGGACGTGCTGATCGAGCTGTACCCCGAGCACATGGACTGCATCAAGAGAGCCCCCGGGCCCGGCCCGCTCGACAAGACCGACTTCCAGCTAGAGACCAGCTCGGACGCGAACTTGGTCATGGTGTACGAGGGTTGGAAGCTACCTTCGGCTGCAGAGGCCAAGGATGGGCGGCACTCGTTCTCCATCCAAGGGGCGGAGCTCATCGGGGACGAGTGGACCACGATGCGCCTCCCGTTTGGGATCCTACGTGGGTGGGAACCACCCCAACTGGGCCTGCCCGGCGTGTCCTTGGTGGACGTCTGCAAGCCTGCCCAGCTCCGTATTGAACAACTCGCGGACCACGTCCAACGTTGTCAGACCCTTGGGAGCACTGCCCGAGTGTTCCTCAAAAAGGGCTCCATGGTCGAGCCCGAGCAAGTCACAAACAGTGCAGTCCAAATCCATCTCTATGACGGGGACACGCCCCCGGCTTTCTTCACGGTCGACGCCACCCCGCATGACCTAGAAGCCACGATCGAGAACATTCGCGAGCAGACTCTTTCCATGTTGGGAATGACCCAGCAACAGGTGGCCGGTCAGACCCCCACGGGCGTTACCTCAGCAGTGGGCCAACGGGCAGCCGAGGACATCTCCTCGAAGAGACACGTCCGACCCCTCCGCTTCCTCGAGAGGTTCCTTCTCCAGTGCTCCCAAGCCATGGTTGACACGAACGACCGAGTCGCCTTGGACAACCCTGCCTTCCAGGTGGATCGGGCTGCACGCAATGCTTGGCTCCTGTCCAGCAAGTGGAAGGACATCATGGTGGAGCCGACCGAGGCCAAGATGGCCGTGCTCCCCGTGTCTCAGCTCGTGGGCAGCACAGCCGCGCAGTTCGACACGGTCCAAAGTTGGGTGGAGGCGGGGTGGTGCACGCAGCAGACCGCGAAGATGCTCTCGGCCATGCCGGACACGGAAGGCCAAGCGGACGATGACACGGAGGACACGCTTTATTCTCAGTTCTTGATCGACCAAGTCTTGGATAACAAGGTCGTGGGCATCCCGCCTGAGTTGGACGTGGCGGTGTTCGGGCCTCTGCTCAGGACTGAGTACCTGAAGGCCAAGCGCGAGGGTGCGGACCCAGAAGTGCTGACTCAGTTTCGGCGGCTGATGGACACGGTGAAGGGGCGGGCCGATGCAGTGGCTGCGGCCAATGCGCCTCCGCCCCCGGACCCGGGGACACTCCCACCCATGGGGCCAGGACCAGGTGGACCCGGAGCTATTCCCGGTGCCTTACCCCCTGGCGGGGATATAGCTTTGCCCCAGGCCGATCCGATGGCGCTACCTCCCGGCGCCCCGCCTCCTGTCTGACCTTGTAGAGGAGAAGGCGGAGTTCATCAGGGTCTGAGGGCAGAGCGCGTGCGGCCCTTGCCGCCCATCTCTCTGCACGAACCTGAAACTTGGTTTTAGGGATGTGCCAATCACGGGAGAGCCATTCGCGGTCGTGTCGCCACTGCCCCGCGATCTTGTCTAGGTGACTTGCATCCACCTTCTCATGATCGGTGAACCCATCCATCTCATCACGCAACTCGTGGAGGTCTGTGAAGGGCATCGGGCAATCAAGATAGCAGGGCATTCACGGTTCGGGCATGAGCCAAGACACTTCTGTTACTGCCCCCGCGACCACGACTCCTGCCCCCGAGGCCCCTCCCGCTCCTAAGGAGGGGGGCACTGGCGAGCGCAAACCAGACTCGATTGGACAAAGGCGAGCGGCCTTTCTCGAGAAGGTGAACAGCGCAATCGCGGCGGGGGCAACCCCCGAGCCCGCTCCTCCTGTGGAAGGGGAAACCCCTGCCCCCACTCCCGAAGGGGAAAGTCCTCCTTCAGAGGAAAAGGTTGAGGGAGAGCCCACTCCCCCGCCCAAGGTAGAGGGAGAGAGCCCCAAGCAGTACGCGCACAGGGTAGCTGCGGCCCAGTTGGCTACGCAAAGGGCAGAGGCCAAGGCCCTTGCAGAAGGTGAACGTGCCAAAGCAAGTGAAGCGAAACTCGCCGAGCTCCAAGCCAAGCTCGATGCAGCGGCCAAGGACCCGAAGATCGCTCTCGCTCTGGCGGGCATGGACCCGGTCTCTTTCGCCGAGGCCATGCGAGACGGGAAGATCACAGCGGCTCAGGTCCAGGAGGCGAAGCTTGAACTTCCCCCGGAGGTCCTTGAACTGATCGAGCAGGGCAAGGCGGCCAAGAAGAAGGCCGAACAGGATGCCCTCGCTGCACAAGAGGCTGAGGTCCGATCCGAAAACCTGAAAAAGGTGAGTGAGGTGGTGAATCAGCCTGACTTCCAGGCCGATTTCCCCGCACTCGGAGGTGCGATAAATACGGCCGAGCGGCTGCTTGGCTACATCACGTTGCAGATGGAGCAGACGGGGGAAGAGCCGGATTTCCGCGCCGTCGCGAAGCTGTTCAATGACGGTCTGCTCAAGGAAGCGACCCAACTTCTTGGACACAAACCGTCCCTGAAAGCCTTGTTGGGCAACGCCGAACTTCGAGCTGCCATCCTCGAAGAGCTGCAGCCATCAGCACCCGTTTCCGCCACTGCCCCGGCCAAGCCATCCGAGAAGGGGACGCCTCCGAAGACGATCACTCACAAGGTGGCGTCCACGGTCCCTAGTCGTGCGCCCGGAAGGACCAGCTCCGCTGATCTCGCCGCGCGTATCAACACCACGATTCTTGGAAGGTAAGGTTTAGATGGCTGCTCCCGCGAATGCTCTGTCTTCGATTCTGAAGACTGTTTATGACGATCGCTTCGACAAAAACGCCCTCGCGCGCACGTCGAAGCTCATGGCTCTTCTTCCACACGAAGAAGATTTCTTCGGAGCCACCTTTGACTGGTCTATCGCATATGCCGGTCTTGGCGGACGCTCGCACTCCATCACGAATGCTGAGGCCAATGACGTGAACGGCGCGTACGCGCGGTTCTCTGTCTCCCCTCGCCATGACTATGACACTCGCATCATGAACGGAGCCCTGGTACGGGCTGCCTTGAAGGGTGGAGTGACGACGCAGTTCTTGGACTACTTGACCCAGGAGATGCAACTCGCCCAGGACACGCTCAACCAGAACCTTGCCCGTGGTGCGTATGCCTCGGACACGGGGCGGCGTGGTTTCCGCGGTTCACTCGTGGGCAACGTTCTACAGCTCTCTGTCCCCTCTGATGCCCTCTACTGGAACATCGGAGACAAGGTCAAGGCAGGTCAAGTTGAGGGTGGAGCGCTTCGGGGAGGTACCGCGGCTGTGCTCACTGGAGTGGACACGGCCAACGGAACTCTGACGTCCACCACTTGGGGCAACATCACGACGTTCACAGACGGTGACTCGATGTACGTGGAGGGCGACACGAACGCGTCCTATCACGGACTCTCGTCCTACTGCCCCGCAGTGGCCCCGGCCCCTGGTGATGCAGTCTTCGGCGCTGGCGTGGATCGCAGCGTGAACCCCGAGGCACTAGCGGGAGTTCGACTGGTAACGACCGGCGCGAACATTGAGACGGTCTTGATCACGAGCATGGCCTATTTGAAGACTCGCCCCGGTGGCGCGTTCAAGAATGCCAAGATCATGTGCTCGGAGATCGACTTCGCCGGTATCCAGGTCGCGAAGGAGGGCTCTCGCTTCATCGATGACTCAGGCCCGTACGAGATGGGTATCGAGGCGTTCAAGGTCGGCACGAACACGGTCGTTCCTGACGTGTTCTGCCCGCAGGGAACCTTCTTCGTGATCGGTGAAGGCGCGTTCGAGCTGCACTCCATCTCGGGTGTCACGATCGATGAGAATGATGGTCTGTCCATGCGCAAGGCTGCAGGTGATAACTACACCTTGGCCGCACTAATCGATGCGGATTTCGTTGGTGTGAAAACTCACGGTCTTGCCCGAGGGATCTGGCCGGCACAGTAACCTAGCCGTGTTCGTAGTTTTTGCCTGTCGCGCCTTC